TCTCGTCTTCCAGAATGGCACAGCCCGGATATTGGGGCTGGTCGAGAGCGATCTCGAACTGATTTACTGGTAGGTCCCTCAGGGTGTCCGCGAGCAGGTCAGCAAGCATTGATATATCAGCCAAAAGGCACCTCGTAAGTAAAACACCCTAATGGGCTGATGTATTATAGCCACCAAAAAAAACTGACCTTTATTTGACTTTTAGCAGACACATGATATAATAATTGATATGCATCCTCGAAATGATTATCAAAACAAATATAGGGCAAGGAATATTGAGAAGACACGGGTCTGGTGGCGAACATATCGCGAGGCCCACAAAGAAGTAATCAAAGAACAACGTCGCCAATACTACAAGAGAAATGCGGAGCGACTAAAAAAGGTGGCGGCAGAGTATCATGCTAAGAATCGAGATAAATGTCTACGCAAAATGAGAGCACGTCGTAACGCGGATATGTTAGGTGCTAGGCTGCGTGACTCCGGGTATCGAGCCAAACAGCGTGGATATGCGCCCTGTACGGCGGGTGTGGCTGAGGTAAAAGCTTCATTTACGGGCCACTGCCAGAACCATAAATGTTGCCGAGAAATATCGGGGCGTGGGGCACACATAGACCACGATCATGCGACAGGACGTTTTCGTGGATGGCTATGCAGTCAGTGCAACCACGCACTCGGGCTGTTGCATGATTCTCCCGAGAAAATTCAGGGTCTCAAGGATTACCTCACCCCTTCAACGCACGTAACCTAGCCCCGGTCTTGGCATATAATTCGGCCCGAGTCTTCGGCCGGCTATCCGATTTAGTTGCAACGCTGCCCGAGGGACGGAGCGTAAGTCCCGCTTGACGTTCCTCAGCTTCCTTTCGTATCTCTTGACGGGCGACGGCTTTAGCCTTCGGGGCCGCAGTGGCATCGTGCGCCATTTGCATCGCGTCCTCCAGGGACAGACGCTTGCCGGCTACGGTCGCACCATTCAGAATGAAGGTCGTCATTTCAACGATCTTGGACTTGGCCTCGGGGGACTTGTAATCCTCCTCGTAGGATTTTAGGGCGGCTGACTTGAAGAAGGCATCGACCCGGCCTTGGGTAAGCGCAACCTCGTGGGCCTGCTTCTGGTGATGTGAAGCGTTGATCTGATCGGCCATGAGGTTCATGGGCTCGATGATGGCTTTGATGAGTGCTGGGTCCGTGATGCCAAACTTCTTGGCGATCTCGTCCGCATTGACCTTGGCAACCAGGCCGGCCTGGACTGGGGATGCGGCGGCCGTTGGTTGCTGGCCGGCAGACGGGCCAATCTGAGCCCCCGCCTGCTGGCCAGCACGGGCTCGTCCGATTGCGGCAAAATCCTGAATCTCCTTCTGACGTGCCGCGTGCATCATGCGGGCCATGGTGGCAAATGCCTTGGGACTATTCTTGATCCCCTCCTTGATGTCCGCATCCGACATGGCAAAAGCTTTGAGGGAGCGTATGTGCTCGTCAGGAATGCCATGTGACTCTTCTGACGGCTTCTCCTCAGTTGCCTTCACCGATTCCTGAGCGGGAACTTCTGCCCGCTCCTCGGCGGGTGTGGACGTCTTTTCTTCCCGCTCGGGCTTATCAGTAGTCTTATCCTCTTTGACTACCTTTGCAGACTTTTCTGCCTCAGGCTTCTCCTCCGTTTTTTCGATCTTCGTTTCGGGTTCAGTCTTTTCAGTCTCAGGCTTCTTTTCAACCGGCGTTGAAGTGTCCTTCTTGTTGGCGGATGTTGGTCTGAATGATCCTAGGATTCGGCTCTTCTCCAGCCGCTCGGCCTTATTCTTCTCGACGCCAGCATCCAACGCGTCGAACTTCTCAGCCAGCCGCTCCGTGGTCTTGGCCATGGATGCGCGACGTGTGCCTTCCCCCAGGGATTTCTGTACCGTGAGGGTACGTTGTTTAGGTGCGGGAGGTTTATCGGTCGTGGACAGTTCGCGACGGGCGGGTTGGTTCTTGGGGGCGCTCAGTTCAGGCATGTGATTCTCCCAGTTGCTCGGACTGGCCGAGGGTAAAGAGGGACTTCGTACGGAGTATTATAGCCGTCAATGGCCTTCTTCGAGGCCAAGGTATTTGAACAGCTGACGCTTTGCCGCCTGGTTCCTCGATACTGGCACATAGGCGATAGTGCCGTCCGCATCAGCGTCCGGTCTGATGTCAAGGTCGGGACATGCGGCCTGCATCCGCTCAGCTTCGATCTTGGTGTGGACGGGGCGGTGTATGGATCGAATCTCCTTAGAAAAATCTTTTTCCGTATGCGGGGCGCTAGGCATCCGCGTGGCGGCCATGAACTTACACTTGGGGCACGGGATACGTTCCTCGGGAGGAAGGAGGTGTTTGAGTTGGATGTACGTCACGAAATCGTGATCGCAGTTGGCGCATTGATAACGGTAAATTGGCATCAGTCAAGGTCCAAAAGATTTAGCAGTAAGGCAATTAGGATGAACGCTGCTAGGATGGCCCAGAAGAATGGCTTCACGAAAAAGTCTTTCCAAATTTCTTATGCCATTTGGGGCTCATCGCCTGGGCACTGTTTTTGTACTTCTTGCGTTTCGGGCCGGCCTTGACGCTGGTATTAGCGGGCGCGCCCTGGGGATATCGGTTCGGGAGCGTGGCGCGTCTCTTGCCGCGTTTAGGAGGACCACCTGTGCTGGGATTACGGCCCGCGGTCCCATGCTTGGGAGTCTTGCGGCCTCTATTGTTGCTCTTGTAGGCCGGACCACTTCGATTGGGGCCGACGGACGGTTTGTCGCCTTGACGCATAAATAGTGTCCTTAACGGGGCCAGCGGCCGGTTTCACCACGAGAAGAACCTCTGGTCCCGTCCTTGACCGTATCACCTCGACGGGCAAATCCGCCCTTGACACTCGCCTGCCGGGGCAGTTTGCTGCTGAATGCATCGCCTTTGGTGTACTTCCTCGGTTCAGCAAATCGTGTGGGATTATTGTCCGGAAGGGACTCCTTGCGGATTCCATGATCCTTGCCGCTGACACCTTCTCCGAGTCGCTTACTCATGGGCAGCCTTTGCCTTTCCCGATGGTCCGATAGGTCCGACGCGGGGTAGCCTGTTGAGACATCGAATTGCCGTTCGCCTTACTTGATCCCCCAATCCGAATCCATTCTTTAGCCACGGCTCTGCCACCAGATTGTCCCACATCGAATTTCGATGGACACGGCGGCACGTTACTTTTCTTGGTTGCAATGCCGGAACTTCCGCTGTGGCTAGCCGGATGTCTGGAAGACTCCAGGGACCTGTTATTGGGGTTAGATGCCATGACGTATTATAGCCGGCTCAATCGCCTGCTTCGGCCTCAGTAAATGGTGTGGATTGATTGCCGCTGGCCTTGGCGTAAGGTGAAGCGCCTTTCTTGCCAAAGGCAGCATCCATCCGCTTACCGGTTTTCTTCTTGAAGGCGTCCATGGCCCCCTGGCCAGCCTTCACCTTCTTGCCAATATGACCAAGTGCTTTCTTATGCCGCTTGGGGTCCTGCATGATGCCGTGCGCATCGGTTAGCGTCTGGGCGTCTTGCTCCGGGGAGAAATCATTGCCTGCGTCTGCCATGGTGTATTATAGCCCTCCGGACGAAGCAAGGGCCGGTTTCATGGGCGAAGGCCGGAGTGATTGGCGGGCGGCAGACCCAATCACACGTTGTGCATCTTGGGCTCCTCCTTGGGCCTCCTGACGTTGTTGCATCCCCTGGCCCGGCTGCGGGGCCCCCACAGTGCCTGGCTGGCCGTTCTGAAGCATGGCAGGGTTCAGGCTGGGATTGGGGGGAGGATTGGAGCCGATCGGCAGGTCGCCCCCGGTGGCCTGTTTGATGGCATTGTATTCAAGGGCCGATTTCTGCTGAACCTCCGGGGCGTACACGACCTGGTCGAGCCAGGTAATTCCCAGATTCTTAGACATTTGCATCAAGAAGGCGACGGTGTCGAAGGGGACCCCAAGTCCCTGGAAAATCTGAGCCGCAGCCGCCACCGCCGGCAGAATCTGCTGGGCGAAGGTCATGCTGTTTTGGAGCCGGGTCTTACTGTCCATTCTCGACATTGATTCAGGTTCGATGCTGAATACCAGGTCCATGAAGTCGCCCGTCTTGGCTTCGGGAGTCAGCGTGACCTGAATTTCCTGGACGGTCGGCGGCGTGACCCATTGCGGAACGCCTCCGGGAGCCATCACCATCTTGCCAGGATTCATTTGCCGACGGGCAATGGTCTTGTTCAAGAACGGATCGTTAAAGGCGTACCAGGCACGGCGGCGTGCTTCCTGTGCCGCCATCATGTACACTGCGTTCTGCATGTCGCTCAAACCGATGGAGGCGTTCTGCTGGAGGAGATTGGCGGCGGTTGCTGACTTGGCGGCAGAGTTGACGCCAGACAGAGATTCAATGTTCGCGGCCAGCATGTTGTACTGGGACAGGAGCATACTTAGATGCTCCTCATTCGGCTTTTGCTGGCCACCAAACGATTTAACTTGGACGTTGTTCGGATCGGCGGAAGCGATAATGTCACCGTCAGCCGCGTCCCGCACGAGTGCCGCTTCGTCAGCGGCGTCCGGCGAGTACAGCGTCACGTCCTTCTGTCGTTCCGCCTGGGCCATGATCTTGGCTTCCATGCGGTTGGCTTTTTGTTCCAAGTCGAACAGTACGGAGAAGAACGGAGTCGGGAGCGGGTTATCCGACACGGGCATCGTCAGGGACAGAAAGGTATATGGGCCGGTCTTATTCTTGAGGCCATAGTAATCCGTGGTCCGCAGGAACTTATCCATCTTCTTAAAGTCGCCTGGGACGGTGACGATGGCGTTGGCACTCGGAATATATAGTTCACAAATTTCGACAATGTCCTCCAGGACATCATTCTCGGCTAAGTCGGTACGATCCTGACTCATGCCGGCGGCCCCCTCACGCTTGAGGGTATGGTCCGGGTGGCTCAGGGCCTCCACCATGTCGTGGTCATAGGCATCATTGTCAAGTAATACTTGACGGGGAAGGCGGATAATGTCGCCCATAAATCGGGCGTCGGAGAACAGATATTCTCGGGAGTCGGGGTCGGCTACGAAGTTAAAGAAGGAAACACGCTCGCTGTAGACATCGCCCGGGTCGATTTCAGTGACACCCTCTTCGCCCTCCATCTCGATGACGGTTCCGCCGGCGGCAATGCCGGTCTTGATGATGCCGAGTGAGTGCAACGCGTCAATGATGACCCGGCGGTACAGATCATCGATCCGCATGTGCCGATCCTGGTAGCTAAGCATGGTGCTCAGGTCCTCAGCAAACTGACGGGCGGCCAGGAATGGTGTCTCGATGACGTGCCGGGGGAAGCTGAGAACTAAGTTGGGCAGCAGGGTGCGAGCGGCGTTAAAACTCAGGGCGAGGGGCATCGCCATGGATTGGCCTTCACTTCTTGCGTAGTACTGGCCGGCCGCGGATTTGATGGTAAGCTGGGCAGTAATCCGGTTATGACGAAACCGGTGATAGCCTCGCCCGGCAAGCCGAATGATGTCTGCTGGTGATACTTGATCCAAGAAATCGGCCATGGTTTAGTATTCTAGCCTTTCCCGAGTCAAACGTAATCCGCCATGTTGAACCGCTCTCCAGGCTTCAGGTCATTGAGAGATTTGCCCTTTTTTCGGTCGAGGTATACCGTGTCCTTGTGCTTCATCCTCCAGCCGAGCGACCCGTAGGGGTACTCAGCATTCAGGTCCAACTTAGGGACTTCCGTCCCCTCCTTGGCGAGTCGCTTCTCCTCCCGGTATGCTTCTTGCTCATTGCCCGGCCAAAGTGCCAGAGCGTCCGCAATGACACGGTCGCCGTGCGTGGCGGCTGCGTCGGCCGACTCCCGGACCAAACACGCCGGGCCGATGGCGCCGGACTCGAAAATGATGTAGTTCAATGCCTCTTCGACAGCCTCCTTGCTGGGATTGGTCCAGTTGCCCTGCGCATAGGCACGGCTGAGATTTCCCAGCAGGGTAGCCTTCTTGGGTCGTGAGGAGTGAAAACCTAAACTCTGAGTAGGCCGTTCCGTCTTGTTCAAGAATTGCTTCTCGCAATACAGGTTCGAATACCGATAGACTTTAGCAATCTGACGTAGGAAGTCAAAGCCGGCTAGACCGTTGGCCTCGGGCACGAGTATCGGTCGGACGTTCTGCCCGAACCACAATGCAGCCGCGCAGGCAAGTTTAGCCAATCGATGGGGCGGCGTGTTGGCGTCCGCAAACTCCGCCATCTTGCAGCGGGTCAGTTTGTGCAGGACACTCATGGCGGAGTTACTGGCCCCGGTCCCCATGGATACGTCGATGCCGATGGAGAGGAATCCCGATAGGGACGGGCAGTATGCAAATTCTCCCTCCTTAGGTTCGAACATGGGGGTACCCTGCGGATTGAACCAGAGACGCCACGGTCCGGACTTGTCCACAACTACCTTCACTTTGGACAGGTCGCGGGTGGCCAAGATGCCAGGAATCTCGGCGTCGGCCACCTCGGGGCGGAAATCAATACGAAGCCGCAACAGAGGTGCGTGGCAATGCTGATCCTTGTATTTCTTCAGCACGACGGTACCAAAGAAGGTGTGTCCGGATTCGAGATGCTTAATGTCCAGGTTGGAGGCAACGTCGGTGGCGGTACGCCGGGCACACTCATGGCGGTACCAGGTAGACGTATAGCGGAAGAGGTTATCCGCGGTGGACTCGGCTTCGAGGTCTCGCGACTTACCGGGATCATTCCACCAACCTATTTCGTGGACAGGTATAGCGCCAGAGTGGCGAAGTTCCGTAAAGAAAGTGCCCATGCCGACTGGCGTAGAAACAACGAGGCGGCATTGCGCCACGTCGGTTGTGCCTTCCCAGATTGTGCGAAAGTTATCAGTCTTCGCTGCTTCATCAAATAGTATGCCGTCCCTACGTTGCGATGAGAGGGCGAACGTACCAGAAGCCCCGCCATCAATGCGGCTACGATTACCGGCGTGAACAAGATGAAGTCGTTTACGATAGAGAGTAGGTAACATCCAACGCGGTAGGCGACGGAGCGCATAGTCAATCTTTCCTAAAAGGGTTGAGGGGTCGCTGATCGTACCATAGGGATAATTTACCACATCGCCGGCAATCATGTCCACGTCTGTCTCTTTCAAGCTGAGCATGGAGAACTGGACGGGAGTCCTGGAGAACAGGAACTTATGTAGGAAGACCATCAGCACGCACCAAGATGCTCCCACCTCGCGGGACTTCTCCAGCAGCATCGATTCGCCCTTGTCGATCGAGGCGACCAGGGCATGGATAAGTTCGTCTTGCTTGGGCCAGGTGATGAATGGATAATTCTTGTCCAGGCGTGTACGCGAGACGCCGGCCGCATCGACGTAGAAGAATGACTCCGTGTAAACGTAAGTGTTAATCCAGTACAGAATGTCTTCGGCACAGTGTTCCAGTTCGGCGCCGATCAATGAGGGAGTGGCCTCGACGGTGACAGCGATCTTGATGCGGAATTCGAGATTGGCTTCCAGGTCTTTCGGGACGCCGCAGGTCGGGCAGGTCGCCGGGAAGACTGGAATTTCAACTGGCGGGCTCGTGACAAATTCATTCAAGCTGATTGCTCGTCAGGCTCATCTTTGACCAGGCGAAGCTTACGCAATTGTTCCTTGGCCTCCGCGGTTACGCTGGGAGGCGCTTCGAATGTTTCGATGGAGGTCTTCGGCTTACCGTGCAGGCGATCGACGATGTCCTTTATTAAATCAATATTCGGCTTGTTGTATACGATCTGAAGAGTGCCATCCGCTGCTTTCACTTGTTTATGGCCTCCGGAGGCTTCCGCCACCAAAACGTGACCCATCCACTCGGCCTGCGTCATATACTTCACGGACTTCTTGAAGCGGACCACAGGCTTACCGTCTGATTCATCCTCTTCATCAATGTAGATGACGTGCTTACGCTTCTCCTCCAGTGCAGACTCTATGTGCGGGACAATGGCGGCAGTTTTCTTGGCCATGTTATATTATAGCCTTTCTCCCAGGCGACGGGCCGCGGCGGTCAGATCAGCAATGATACGCATTTCCTCGAAGGAGCGGCGAGTGGTGGTATTGGAACCTCCGGGGGGTATCTTGAAGCGTCGCATTGTAGAATTGTAGGCCACGGCTTCCGGGGTCCGGATACTGATTCTACGGTCCATGCGTCGGGCTCGACACTCTGCACACAGACTCATCGGAGCGCCTCGGAATAGTTTGGCGCTGATTCGCAGCCGACACCGTTTGCAGTGACGACGTTTTGTTTTAGGCATCCTTCCAGTCCTCACCTTGTTTGGTCCAATCGTCCGGCCCTTTATATTTCATTCGTGACATCTTATATTTGAAATGTCTGTGTCGCCGGTAGCGGAACCATTGGGTGATGGACCACAGAGCCAAGTTACCCATGATTGTGAAGACAATCCAAAATACAAAAGCTTGTTGAATCCATTCTTTAATCATCTTCGGGCTCCCCTAGATTCGTAACCCAAGCCGGATAAACAGTGTCATATACTTCCGAGAGGGCGTCGAAAACGTGGTCAGCTTTATTCCCTTTTCTAGGTGTCCCAACATGATGTGGCATGGGTGACACAACCATCCGCGAAATTCTCCTGTGACGTGGTCGTGATCCATATGGAGTCGCTTTACACATGCAGCCTCCTCTACGCCGCAGACATGGCAGCGGCCGGTGAACGCCTGGATAATTATAGCCCGCGGTGTGATACAGGGAGCCTGCGAATACTTCTTAGCCCTGCGTCGGCTATGCCTTAGGGCAACCGCCACGCGGCCGTCCAGTGAGCGGTCGCGGATCACCTTATCGGGATTCGCCTCGCACCAAGCGTTGTAGTACTCACGCAAGGACATCATTAAACTCGAACATTCTCTCCCAATCGTCGGGGAGGTGCGTCCAGGCGTTGCACACCTGAGAACGGTTCCATATGACTGACGGAAACTCGGGCGAGACTTCAAGCATTATGGGGCGCTTCATTGCTTCGGCAATGGCGTGTAGGGAACTTTGATTCATAAAGCAAACCGATGCCCCGGCGATAACTCCCGCGGCTTCCTCCAACGTCTGGGTGGGATAGAAACTGACGTGGCCGAAGTTCCGCTGAAACTCAGCGTGCTCCACCGCGTGCCCGAGGAACACAGCCTCATGCCGGACGCGATCCACTATGCGCCGCCAAGGCATCAGAGAATTACGGCACGTGTCTTGCAGATTCCTAGAAAAGACATACTTCGCCTTGCGTTGAGGCAGAATGGATAGCCAGGAGCCGGTAAGGGCATAATCGGAAAGGCCAAAGCGTCGGCTAACCAATGACGCCAAGTTCCAGGTGCCGTCGGGCCGCAGCTTGCCTGATCGGAAATCGTCTAACCACCAGTAGTCGCCTACGGTATATCCTTCTAGGCTCGGAGCGACACCTCGCGTGTCAATCACGACCTTCTCGATGTAGGGCTGCTTCAGCAGGAGCGGTTCAAGTTGCTGTACCATCAACTCGATCGGATACCAGGCATACTTTTGACTCATGACGACGGTGCAACGCTGCCCCGGAGCCAGGGCCCTCATAGTGGGAAGACTCCAGATGAGATCGCCCGCCTTGCCGCCATGCACCCACTTCATTCGGCCACCTCTTTCACCCTGTACGCAACTGCCCGAGACGGCTGAGTAACCGACCACCGGAAACCTACCTCTCCCACCAGGATCATATCATCGCCGGTCACTGGATCGACCCACAGCGATGTGGGGTCCATCAGGGACTTGTTATTACTGAGGACCCGCACGCCGATTTCGGCACGTGGATCGTTGGTATCGTACTCCCATCGGAAGACGCGATGTATATCAAAGCTGACGCTCTGATGGCCATAGCCGATCAGTTTGTCCCCGATCCGATATGCCGGCGTACCGCCCCGCCAAGGACCTACGTTACCCCGTTGAATTTGGGCGCCGACACCGACCGTTCGTGTAAGCGCCCCGGTCTGAGGTTCGAGGCGTGAAATGATTAGCGGACAGAGGTTCTGGATAACATAGAAAGGCTTATCTCCGTGAGCGACATTGAGATCGACCAGGGGCACGAAATTCTTGCCGTCTACGTCCGACTCCAGATACGCAATCGTGCGTGCAATCAGATCGAGCAGAGCGTAGCGGAACGTGTCCCCATTGAAATCATAGATCAGGGCGTAGGGGTGGCCGCTGTGTAAAAAGCAGCGGGGGTCTTCGCCGTGACAGAAGTATTGATCGCTGATAAGCCGGCGGTCCTTGTCGTATATGACAATCCGCAAATCGGTCCTCTGCCAAGAGGGCGAGTCCGGATCGTGTTCTCGGATGAGGCCGATCCATCCGCCCTTGTAAGGTACCACGGAAGGAAAGACCCGGAAGGGATACCGGGCAGGCAGGCCCATGGGAAAGGTGAAGGCTGGGATTAGTTCGAAGGGCATCAGTCCCCCAAGCAGATTGGCAGCATATCCTTCTCCAAATGCTCCAAATGCTGCAAAATGAGATTCGGATCAGCGCTCTGTACCTGGCTCGGTCCGGTGCCGACGCCGAGCGCTACCAGATCGCCCTTACCCCTCCACTTCTCCGTGAACAGTGAAATCTCCTTAGCCCATTGAGGATCGGAGTAGCCTACAACCGACTGGTGGAGTATTGAAACGTCGGCTAGAACCGCGGTGCGAAGTCCGGCTTCGTAGAACGTCGCCGCGATATCCACGTCGTACATGTGCCAAGACGGATACCTAGTGTCAAATGGGTGGGCCTTCAGGTCTTCGGTACGGGCGACCAGGCAGTAGCCGTCAAGTGCTCGCATCCCGGTTATGACCCGGGCCGGCCTCCGCCACAACACAGCGGAGAGCGGCTGCGGCTGTCCGTTTGGTACCGGCACATTAAGTACGGCCCCAAATAAATGATTAACTGCATCTTGCCATCTTGCGCCGATCATCTTGCTGGACCCGCAGAAGCCGGCGAGCGAAAGGTTGTGCTTTGTCATGTGGTCCAAAATACGTTGGCCCACCTTCCGGCCGAGTCTCACGGGCGGGAACGCATCATTATGTGACAGGACCACATAGGGCGTCGTGATGGAGGAGATCGTCTCGTTATATGCTTGGGTGATGCTGGGCTTACCTGCGGCGGCGATCACAATGGGCGAGCATCCAACGTCCGATAGCCCCTCTACCCATAGCTGACTGCACTGCTGTGTCAGTTGTAGTTTATCGGGGGTACCTTGGGTGGCAATGACGACGGTGAATGGTGGGAGGGCCGGCAGGGCCTGGGCGGACTCAATCGTAATCATGCCCGTAGTATATCACAAACATTCGGACTGTCAAGACCTTGACAAAATTATTTTACGTGATATACTTCCACCAGCGTGAAGAAGCCTGAAATCCTGATCATGTTCGCAGAGTATAAGACAGTCAAGGGCGGCCGCGGCTCCGATCTTGAGAATCGACTGGTACTGCAATTCAAAGACATGGCACTGGCCATGGCCCATAAAACCCAATATGTGGATCGAGATGCGGCAAAGTCCGAAGCGTTGTATGCACTCCTCCAGGCTATCCGGCATTTCAAATTGGACAGGCAGATAGACCCGTCGACGTATATTTGGTGGGCTGTCTATAATGCCCTGCGTAGTCTGAGGTCCAAAAGCTATCGGGATGAGACTGTCTCGCTTGAAGCGGTGGCACCCTTCGTCGCGGCCAGCGAGGAAGAAAGTGAGTCGTCCGTCCCCGAGCTAATTGTGGATTTGATTAACCGGAACCCCGCGGCGCTTCCCCCGCACACGATCCGCCTGCTACGCGCCGTCTATGTGTGGGAGTGTCCCACCACAATCAAGGAGCAGGCGACGGCCGCGGGTATCTCTGTATCCAGCATGAGAAAGAAGGTTCAAAAGGCTCTCCTACAATTAAAAGACGCTCAATGATGCAATTAGCCGAATTCTTTACAGCCGTCAACCCGACTGGTCCGTATTATCTTTCTTGGGGAAAAATCCCACAGAATCATGGGCGGTACGTGAATGTGCCGGAAGTCATTGCCGCGGTTCAGGCGGCTCAGCAGAGGCAGGAGAACACCTGGTTCAGGATTTGTGGGGCCAACGAGGGGACCGGGGCAAACGGATCAGTACAAGACTCAGATATTACGCATGTCTTTGGCATTCCAGGCGACATAGACGCGCCACCCATCTATCGGGATGGCGAATCGCTTCAGAAGTGGCGGGACTCCGTCGTTGAAATGTTGTGCAGCGGACTCGCGCCACAGCCTACACTGATCTGGGGGTCCGGGAACGGCATACAATTCTTCTACGCTTTCAGTCGCCCCTTCACGCGTGATGAGTGTCCCAAGTATGAGGCCATCGTCAAACACGTGGCAGAATATTTCCAGAAAGCATCTTGGCCGGCGGACAGCCGAATCTTCAACCCATCCCGCCTGCTACGTGTCCCGTGGGGGTGCAATTTCAAACGAAAGATAGATGGGTCCTTTCCCGAGGCCAAGGTATTCCATTACTTTCCGATACGATACGATCCCGCGGACAGATTCTTCGCCGCGGCCGTGGACACGCCGACGGTCAAAGTGACCAGCCCGGACCAGATACCGGATACTGAGATTGGAGCCGGCGTGCTGCCGCCGCTGCTGAAGGCGCCGCCCCTTCTCCGCAGACTAATAATCGGCGGCGCTGAAGGGTTGGACCACCCGCAGTACGGTGGCCGGTATGCAACAATCGTGCCGCGTTTCAAGGATGAGTCGGCGGGCGAGCAGTGGATTGCATCACATCTTCAGGCGGCCGGCAACAGCGACGATCTGATCCGGCAGACCATGATGACGCCTGGTACCTGGTGCGAGCGAAACCTTAGCAATAAGAAGGACCCGAGACGGGAACTAGAGCGGCACCTGGCTCCTGGAATCCTGGAGAAGTACTATCCGTTCCTGACACAAATTAGGGACATGAACCGCAAATATAAGTTCATCGCCAACCTGGGCGGCAAGCCGTGCGTCGTGGGATTCACCGATGTGATGCAGGACGTGTGGGGCCGAGGAGCGTTCCTCGAAGCCATGAGTAAGGACATCCGAGAGAACTGGCAATTAGGCGAAGACAAGCAGTGGGTCAACAAGCCGGCAGATAAGCCGAAGCTGTTGGCCAGGGAGTGGATCGATCACGATCTGACCCCGCGTTACGCACGGATGTGCCGCTGTTCCGGGAAGTACAATCCCGAGGAACTGAACGTGTGGCCCGGCTGGGCCGTCGAGCCGTCGCCTGGCGACTGGTCGCTGCTAAAGAATCATATTCGGACCAACATGTGCAGCGGAAATCAGGAACACTATGACTGGCTCATCAAGTGGATGGCATTCGGCGTACAGAATGATGGAC